TTATAGTTTATTTATAAGCTCATCACCAATAATTTTAAATCCATTTTTAGTATAATAATGAAGAAGTCTTTCTTTGTGATTAATATCTTTTGTATCTTCAATACTTAAGCTCCCGGTTATAGTTTTGATTCCATTGTATGTAGCATTTTCAATTAATGCTTGCATAGCAATAGTTCCATATCCATTATTTATATTATTTGAATAAATATCTATTATATAAATACTATTTGTTTTAAAATTCCATTTACAAAGAATTTTACAATAAAAATTATTACAATAAGGAAAAGAATTTGCAGTTACTACAATATCAGATTTATTTTCTTTAAATATTACTATGTCATTATCTATTATTTTCAAAACTTGATTATCACGATTACCAATATTATTAATACATTCAAGTATTTTTGTTTGCTGTGTATTTTGTAATTTTAAACTCTTATATTTATCAACCATATCTGAATATCTCTTGAAGTATTCATCATGTTCTTTGAAAAATACTGGGTCAATTATTTTAATTATTTTTTCTTTAAAAGACATTTTATTTCTCCCGATAATTAAAGTTGATTTGTAACCTATACCTATTTAAACTATCCTTTAAATATTGTTAAATTTTATTTGACTATATTTATACTAAATAGTATAATCATTTCATGAAATACATAAACTTAAAGAACAAGGTGCATGAAATAATTGGATTACATCCTTTTTAGGAAGTATGAAAGTTATGGAATGCACCTTCTTTAATTATTATATTTTAAGTAATCATATAGTGCTGTTAATTTTTTAAACGCTGATACCCTAGTTCTTTCAAAATAAGTACCATTTTTATAATGACTTCTTAAATAATCTCCTAACTCATCAGCATTTATATAGCACGCATAATACTTAATATTTGCAAATTGCTTTGGCAAATGATTTGGATATGCATTTACTATATTTTGAATAAAATCATCTTTAATTTGAGTATCAACATACTTTTTCTCTGTGCTATTAGGTTTTATATCAGCACATGACTTAATTACTAGGTAATTTCCTGGTATATCATCTATACTCATGTTTAATGATTTTATATATTTATAAACTGGTAAATATGTTGAACCACTTATGCTCCTTATATTTTTAAATGTATTTGTTATTAACTTCTGATTCATAAGAAAAGGTTTATTATTAAATAATACATCCTCAAGAATATCCATAATATCAAAAGAATCAAATCCTATTTGAGAAATAGTATCTATACTTCCAACATAAATAGCTGCCTTACCATCATCTATATCTGGACTATTAATACTGCCAAAAATTATATTATTAGTTGCGGTGGTAGAGTATACATATCTAGTAACCATATCCTGCATCTTTCTCATAAGCTTTACAGGCATAGAACTAACTATTGTCCCTAGCTCTTTATAAAATATAGAATAATCATTTAGCACTAACTCTGTCATTAGGATTTTATTTGTTCCATAGTTAAATTCTCTAGTTCTTAGTTCTTCATTTGTTCCAAAAGCTGGGGTAATAAATATAAAATTATCTTTTGCTTTTTGTAATGCATCTGGAGACAGACATTCTGAAATGGCACTAAAAAGTTCTTGTATATTAGGATCTCCCATCCCATATCCAATAAAAATAACAGGATGTTCTACAAATATAGTTAATAATTTAGATGATAAATATTTTAACTTATCATCAAAATACTGATAGTCATTACTAGTAAATACAATTGAATTAGGATCACTAACGCATCCATGTATTTTATATATTTCAAAAATACTATTAACATTAGATAATAGTATTTTTTCTTGTCCAATCATGACCTCAAAATCCTTAAACAAATTTTCAAGGCATGTATCATAATTAGTTGTTATTATGCCTGCAATTTTATTTTGATACTGAACTAATGTATCTAGTTCGGCATATTCTGGTTTTGTTACATCTATGTATATCTGTAAAGTACATTTTGTTACATAAAATTTGAATGGATCATATTTATTTTGTATAATATCCTTGCTCTCTTCTTTCGTGAATACTCTGCTTTCAAAAGCCTCATCTGTGTAATATAAAGTGTTAAACCGATATTGTAATTCTGATGCTAGTTGTGGGAATACATAGTATTTTTTTTGCTCATCTGTTTTATTTATTAAAGTTGAATTTAATTCATACTCTATACGTTGTAGTGCTTTATCAAATTTAAATCTATCCTCTCCGTATATCACGCACCATATCTGATATAAGAGATCTCCCCATGAAAATGCATTTGCATATCTCATAGATAACCCTGTACCTACGAACAAATATGGTAATTGATTAAATGATGTTACAATCTCTTTTATCTTTTCTTGTATACTTAATAACACAGTTATCCCCCCCTATTGCATCTTATAAAATATTACAATTTTTTAAATTATATCATATATCTTTTTATTTTTCTTTTCTTTTTGTAACTTATTTTAAATATATCATTAAACAAATCCACAATTTCTTGCTTATACTTCTAAAACAAATCTACGTTTTTTGAGCATAAAAAAAGAAGCTAGAGCCTAAGCCCTAGCCGGTACCACTAACCCTTTCCTTTTAGTTGCATTATCGTATGTTACTTCTGCCCCTAGCATATTAGCCAGCTGGCGCATTGGTATATAAGTAACCCCATCTTTTGTAATGCTATCCACCTCTATTTCTTTACCGTTCACATTAAGCTTTTCTTTAATTAGCATTTCATCACCTTCTTCTATTTTATTTTTTACATCTACCAAAAAGGCTCTCCACGCTTGCTCATTAACTACATAGTAGTGAGGACAATCCTTTTTAGTTATATCGTAATGTCTCTCTACATCTACTAGAGGACTTAATTTATATCTAGTGCATAATTCTGCCACTAACTCAACAAGGCTCTTATACGTCAATTCTGAGAACTTACCACCCCAATCGGGATGACACGTTTCTATTCCTATTGCCATATTATTATGGCTATTGCCATGGTATGCTAGTTCATCTTCCGGAATACACAGGACAACCTCCCCTTGTAGACCTACAATGTAATGTGAGCTAGCATATATATAATTGCCATACGCATTCTTCTTCCCTTCTTTAAGCCCTTCAAAGTAGTTACGATTAGCAATAGCTGAGCTACCTGCATTCCCAACCCAATGTACTGTTATCTTTTTAATATGACCTATTTTAGATCCAGGCCTACTGTACTTATTAATGGTTAATAGTTTTTGTTGTATCTCCATCTTTATTACCTCCTTGTACGTTTAAATCTGCAGCACTATCTATCTTGTCCCTAGCTATGTTAAGGGCCTTAACAATAAACTTAGGCAAGTCTATACCTGCTAAAGCTAAATTCTCTAGGTTACTAATCAACTCCCTAACAAAAATCCATGCTAGCGTAAAGGCTGTAAATATAATCTTAGTAGCTACATTTATACCTAGGGTTTGTGCTATAACGGTTAACCCCGAGTCTAATATAAGGGTTAAAAAAATAAGCATACACATGCCTAGTTTTCGATATATACCTAGCATTACTTTCTTACTTTCTACCTTTTCTGTGTCGCTAGAGCCAGCTGCATAGATTCTAGTTACTAGATCACAGAACATAGCTACTAGCGTTAACACTAGAAGTGGAGTAAACACCCCAAAATAAGCGCTAACCCAAATATAAATAGCTGTCACAATACCTGTTAAAGTTGCTTTTATATCGTTCATATTCCCTCCTTAGGAAAAAGGCATAAAAAATACAGCCAATTAAGCTGCTTCTCTTATGTCTATCTATTAAATTATTTTGTGCTTTCTTCTAATACTTCCCAAACTACTTCTTGCAGGTTAAAAATCTTAGGAACCTGTTCTTTAGTATAAAAACTTGCCTGAACATTTCCTACCCATACTTTTACTAATCCTGAATCTCTTGTGAATTTCATCAGAATCACTCCTCACTAAATAATTTTTATCATACCTATGACATGAGTGTAGATACAATCATTGATAGCTCTGTTACCGCTTGCTTAAGTGCCTCATTATCCTCTTTAAGTAACTCAACTTCTGATTTAGGAACATCCTCGTAAACAACGATAATATTTCCCTCCGTATCTAGTGAATATTTTCCTATCTTTCCTTCTACCAGCTCTATTACTGGTGGATTATCTATAATACTATAGGTTATATTCTCTGTCTCATCTAGTTGTTGCTGAATTAAAATTGTGTTTTGTTCTACATCTTTACATATCAATAATCTTTCCATTATGAATAACTCCTTTCATATTTATAAAACTATACACTATATACAGTAATCAAAAGTAGCATTTCCGCTACCATTAGTGTTGGTTGCGTGAAGAGTAACCCCACTTGTTCCAAAGAATATAAAATAAACAGCAGTATTATCTCCGTCTGTTAATTGGGTATAGCTAGGAGAAGCTGTTGAAATGGTTCCTGAATATAGCAAACTAAGGCTACCACCACTTGGTTTCTTATATACTTGATAAGAAACAGCAACACCATAGAGACTATAGCAATAAACCTTGTAAGAAGACCTAACAATATAACAACTTCTAGTTGAAAAGTTATTACCAAATGTTAGGGTAAAACTTCCACAAGTTGCAGAAGTGGGTGAAGAAATGAGACCATTTGATATATAATAAGCCATATCATCAAATGGGGTTTGGTTGCTCAACGATGTTCCTAATTTGCCGTTAATGGCGTTGGCAACACTTGTTTTTCCATTAACGACAGTAGATTTTAAACCATCAAGTTCTGCACTTAAATCTCTTCCTTTGACGAGATTAGCATTTTCAACCTTGACACTAATACTACCATCTCCGCAAATGAATTTGAAGTAATTATCATTGTCTACGTTATACTGTAGTTTTGCTATCCATTGTCCACTTCCATGTGATATACCAGATGTACTCAATGTCTGTAACTCCCACGCATGTGAACCATCCACTGTATCAGCATTACCACCATTAGCTGGTAACGATGTAGGAAAATCTGTTATTTGTGATTTGGTATGAGTATGTGTGCTAGGTGGAAATGCAGAAGGTTTATTTAATAAGTCATTATAGCTTCCACTTGTAGCAACAGCATGTAAACCACTAATCATACTAACTGGATGTGTAGCTGGATGTGTATAGTTATTCGCTCCTGTGGCAACACCGTTTAATTTGACCTTATCCTCCTTTGACATAAATCCATTTGTAGTGATTGTTGCTGGTGTTAATAACCCATCTAGTACGTCAGAATTATAATTCAAGTCTTCAATGTTTACTGTGTCTGTACCATCAGGTTTTTTTAGACCATGATTTGTAGTTGTCTTCATGTTTTATTTCCTCCTTTAAACTGTTTTTACTTGTTCCCAAGTTGATTTATTTAATGTGCTCCAATCTCTATCAATTAAAGTATTCCAATAATTATAGGTGTACTCAAAACTAAATGCTAAGTGTGCTGGCTTAATTTCATTTATGGTGTTGGTTAGATCAACCATATTAGCTGGAATACCTTTCACACCAATAAATTTTATAATAAAACTTGATTGTTCAGGTTGTTCTATCACTTCGACTTCACCACCTGAAAATGAACTTACAACGTTAATTATCAGTTGTTTTGTAGTTGTACCAGAACCTCTTATTTTAGCCTTAATACGCTCCCTTCTAAATTCATAACTCTTATTGACCTCTGTTTCTAAATCAAAAATCTTCTCCCACCTGCTGAGGCCCCATGTAGCCGTTTCAATAAACATTTGATTGATTATGTCCTTCTTACAATCAATTACGCTAGCAACTTCTTGTCCAAGTATACTTTGTATAAGCTTCATTTCTTCAACTGTATGCCAATACTCGGGAAGGTATTTCATTAGGTCAACGCAAAATTTTTCATCTTCTGTATTACTATTTTCATCTGCATAAAAATGCCCTCCATAGAGTGCCTTACCATACCCCATAACGTCATACCCCCTTCAAGTCATTCCATGTAACACCAGTACTCGTTAAAAAATCACTTGCATGTTTACCATCCACTGTATCGGCATTCCCTCCATTTGCTGGTAACGATGTAGGGAAATCTGTTATTTGTGATTTGGTATGAGTATGTGTGCTAGGTGGAAATGCAGAAGGCTTTCCAGTAATACCAGTCCACGCTACACTTTCAGCTTTATCTACTACACCATTGCCAGTAGTGTCATATACTGACTTCAACATATCACCATAACCCGCAGTACCTAATTCATCTTTAGTTACATATTCGCTATGTTGATGTGCTGAACTTGCTTTTCCATTCCATGTGGCTTTTTCAGTATCAGTAACGTGACGTGTTACTGAGTCGTTAGGATGAATGTAATTATTTGCATTTTCAGCCACACCTTCAAGTTTGTTTTTCTCAGCTGTGGTGTAATCATTTGCGGAAAGTCCCTTTCCATCTACCTTGTCAACCTTATTACTGACTGTATTCCATAATGTTCTTTCTGCAGCTGTGATATGTTTAACAGCATCAGAAATATGTGTGAAGGCATTATTCCAGTTGCTAATTAAAGTGCTTGTTATTGCATCAATCAGTGATTTATTACCATGAGTATGTTTCTTATTGTTAACATCATCAAGGATTGTTTTATCTTCTTTAGACAATAACCCATCAATAGAAGTTGTAGCCTTTGGAATTGCATTAGCACTAATAACTATCCATTCCGTACCACTAAACCTATATGTATAATCGGTATCTTTTACGTTTACAGTCCAACCGTCAACTGGTGAAGGATAAGTTGTTGCTATGTCCTCAAATGTTGCCACCGACTCTTTCCAGTCGATTTTAGTTTCCAAACTAGACAACTTGTTATCAACTTCAGCTTTTGTGTATTTATCACTCCAAGAGTTTCTTTCAGCTGATGTTATATGCTTGACCATATCAGAAATGTGATTATCAAATTCAACCTTTGGGGCTTGTTTGATATTATCTAGATTTTCAAGTCCAACTTGACTTTTTGTGACGTTATGAGGATTAGAATAGTTTTCTTTATGAAGTATAAATTCTGCTTTTGAAGCTTGTTGTATATTATCAACTCTTTCAAGTTGTAATTGCTGTTTAGTCACACCATGAGGATTTAACTTATTATTTTTATGCTCATTTAACACTTCATTAGTCAGTTCTAAATCTACCCGGTTAACCTTATCATTCCATGCTAGACGTTCGGCTTGCATAATGTGTATTTTTGAGTTGGAAGCGTGATTATTTAAATTAGATGTTGTTTCTTCAAGTCCAACATCCAACTTGTCAACAGCCCATTGGAGATTGTTTATATCTTCTGCTTCTACTGTATCTCCTAAAGTCTCGTATGAAATGTAGACCTTTTCTCCTGGAGAAAATACTTTAATATACATTTTCCATGTTTCGTCTTTGAGTTCTATCGTATAATTTAACACTTTATCTCCCTGCTTATTAGGTTGTGTATAAATTTCTATAGTTTGCTTCAAAACGTTGTCATGGTTTAAAAATCCTTCCCACTTTCCTTCTGTCAAAAAAAGCACCTCATCTGTAACAGTATAAGGTGCTTGTCGTTTATTTAATTTATTAATAAAGCCATATAAATCTTTTAAATAACCCACTTACTACACCTCCACTATTAATGATCCTAAGACAGGTACCTCTTCTTCTGCTAATCTAACGTTAGATGTTGTATTGTTAACTTTCAAGTCACTATAATCAATAACCCCATCTGTCTCTAATAGAAGACTTCCTATAATAGCATAAGAGATAATCACTTTTTTTAGTGCCACCTCTCTAAAGTATTCTTCTAACTTTAACTTAAATTTTTGTTTTACATCCTCTAAAAATGCATCTTTTCCTATTTCTATAGACACTTCTATTGTAATAGTTTTAGGAGTTGGTGCTGCGACAGTTACAGTAGCTCCAATAGGACGTACCTCTTCTATGTATGCTTTAACACTATTTAAGATAGGCACATCTGCAGGTTCTTTATCAGCATTAACGACTATAACTTTAACAGTTCCTGCCCCATTCCATAAAGGAAATATTTTTGCATCACCCACTCCCTCTACTTCTAAAGCCCACTGCTTATATTGATGAATATTTCCTGATGTAGCTGGCATTTGAAGTTTGTTAAGAATTCTAAATCGTAGAGAGTCATCTGTTTCATCATTCAATCCTGGAATTAGAACTTCTTCTAATTCGGCATTTGCTAATCCTTCTATATAGTCAACTGGTACCAATTTACCGAAGGAAGTATTACCTATAGTTCCTGTCATTTCACACTTTACTTGAAATACTCCTTCTCCTATCTTTTCTATTACCGAATAGGATAAAGTATTAATGGTGTACCTACTTCCAATAGGCACATTAAAAGGATTGTTAGTGGCATTTTTAAAACTAGCCTTTCGTATGGAATAAGTAGCCATCTGCCTATCTACTCCAAACTGGCTGCCTAGTCTGTCCAAATATCCTTCTTCAGACGTATCTACAAATGCTAGATCAAGATATCCTTCTAGCTCTATATAGGCTTGTACAAGTTCAGCTGCTGCAGGAGCCAGAGCATCATATATAACGCTACCCTCCCGCTTATCAAGCGTATCAGGTACCCTATCCAGCATTCTTTGTAATAGTACATTAAAAGTAATTACTTCACTCATCCAATTCTCACCACCTTATCTATCTCAATTTCACCCTCTGTAGTGATAACCTTAAATTTAGCAATTACATCTCCTTTGCTATAGCTAAATTCAAAACTATTCACGCTTTCTATTCTGTCATCTTGTAACAATGCCTCAGTTATACGTCTCTTAATTTCTGGATAGCAATATGCAATAGGTTTACCAAAGAGGTCAGCTAACTCAATGCCATAATTCCAACTATAGATAAGATATTGGTACCTCTCTGTATTAATAATGTGATATATAGCCTGCTTAATAGCATCTATACCATCTACATAGTTTCCCATCTTATCCTTATCTATCTTTACCTCATAAGTCAAAGAAGGTTGTTCAGCTATTTCAATATCTGCTAATAAATCATCATTGACTGTAGGAATCATTAACCCCACTCTCCTTCAACCTGTATCTCACCTATTCGGTCAAGTACTATATACTTTTGTCCACCCTGTATTTTCAGAAGCAATACCTCTTCACTTTCTTTCAAACCATAGTGCACTAGCATTTTCTTTTTGCCACTGTTTTTATGCACATGTGTATTGCTAGATGTACTACCCTCAGGACAACTATGGGAATGTGATTCGCTCGAAGTACTATAACTCAGGCTAACATCTACATAATGATTCTTTACTTGATTGGTTAGTATAAGAAAGTCCTCATCTAAAGTTAACCTCTGTTCTACAGTAATAACTAAAGGCTCAGCACTCTCTACCAATCCTACAACTAAGCTTGTTGGGTTAGAGGCTTGTACTGCTTCAACTGCTGCCTTTTTAATAACTTCTACTAGATTAGACACTAAATTGCACCCCCTTATGTGTTCCACCACTTAGATACAAATCCATAGAATGGTGTCCGTTAGAGAAAGTATGTTTCACTTTCTCTACAAGCATATAATTAAATACATTTATATCTCCTAAATTTAACTTAACAATTACCATGGATCCTCCTCTTACTCTAATATCACCAAAGGCATTCTTAACTGTTAAATTTCTTGTTTTAGTGTTATAGAGTTCCAGTAAGGCATCAGCTTTACTTTGTCCATTTGTATTTGAGTCCACCGTATCCGTATATTGAAGCACCCCCCATTGCTTGATATGTTCTATATCTTTAGAAGTATAGACCTTTCCACCTTCTTCATTAATTAGCTTAATCTTATTGTATGTATTAGCATCTATAGAAGTTTTATAGTCTAAGTCTTCCCCTGTTTCACTATCAATAATAAGATCAAGTTTCATGTTTTCTAGACTCTTAAGCGCTAGCTTACCAAAATCATCATATAAAACATACATCTGTTTCTTATTTCTAAGTGTTTCATCTAATGCATACTGCATGGCATCAAATAAAGTTGTGTTGTCTTCTATTCTTGAAGCTATAATATACTTTGTATCTTCTATATTTCCCCACTTTAATTTAAATACTTCACACAACATTTTTAATAATGCACCCGCTGTAAGATTCTTATATTTATATGTATCCTTATTCTTAAAATATCTTAATTGGTCATATGCCGTAACACTTATAATCTGCCCCTTATCTCTTCCTTTTGTAAAGATAAATCCAAAGAATACATTCGTGTCATTTACAATAAGTTTTACTGCATTTCCTTCTTGAATATTAAGGGTGGCATCTTTCATAACTTTGAATTTTAGTGTACCTGGTGAGCCTTTCCTCTCTGTTTCCAACGTGACGTCATCTTCTACGCAAGGTTCCTGCCAAAGTGAACCATTGATAATCTGCAAAGTGACCTTTTTTCTTACTGGTCCTATACTATTAACAATACTAGCCAAGCTTAATCACCTGCCCAACCTTAATCAGATTAGGATTAGAGATACTATTTAGTTTTGCAATCTTACTGTATTTGGATCCATCACCTAATTCAATTTGACATATAGACCATAGAGTTTCTCCATTTTTTACTATATGTGTTTTACTGATTACTTTATTTGAACCTCTGTTTTGCTCTACAGTGGCTACCTTAGTAGTTTTCGAATTTACAGTTGTAGTCGTTCTCATAGATACCACTTTAGTACAATAATCTTTGTACTGCTTAAGTTTTATAGAAACTCCTACATCTTGCCCATACTTATCTGCATCCTCTGTTATTGTATAATCTTCAAGTGTCACCTTAATATTGGTATCAAATAAATAATCTCCATTCGGAGCTGTTCTAGTAACAATGAATTGAAAAGGCTCTAAAGATGTTTTTAACCTTTCCAGTATGTTTAAGTAGTAATCTGCCTTGTGAAAACCATCTACGTAAGTTGCAAATGGATACTTCATATTAGGGAGTAGCACTTCAAAGCTAATATCTGTAAGTCCTGGGAGCTTTATTATGTTTATTTCACCTTCATTAATTAGTGTTGCAGTCCTATTATTACTGTTAATTTTCAACTGTAACTTAGAAGGTGCAATCGGTAATTGCATATCTCCTAAGTAAAAACTATATGGCATTATTCATGCACCCCCTCTGCTGCTATTTGCATTTGTTCTTCTACTTTTATAGCTAAATAGTCTGCTATACCGTCTAAATCTTGCATATTGTTAATGGTATTACTTACACCACCCATATCAACTTTAATTTCTGCTGTAGTAAATCTATTAATTGCTTCACGCTCTGCTATATCCCTAAGATACTTTAAATCTTCCTCGGACGTGTCTAAGCTATCTGACATTTTACCAGTATCTCCTGCTATATTATCTATGTTCTGCCCCATTGATGAGTAGTCAGGCATATTGTTATTTAGGTCATTCATATTAGGCATTTTAAATACAGAACCCAATTTATCATCAACAAATTCACCTGTTTGGTACCCGGCATTCCAATATTCTTTATAGTCCAAACCTTCAAGTTTAAAATCCTCTTGTTTAACTTTCTGCAATACTTCAACTCTACTATCTCCTACAATATCATCAACTGCAGTTGAAATTTTCTGTCTAAAACCAGCTATAGCACCACTCATATCTGTACCTAATATCGTATCTATCATGCCTGCTGCACTTTCCACAATACCACATATAAAATCAAAGACTCCTGCAAACAGGTCAATTATTGCAGCTGCTGGATTATTGAAGATTGTTGCAAAGAAATTAGCAAAAGTAGCAATCAAATTATATAGTTCAATACCTATTCCAATAATAAAATTAACTACACCAAGTAGAATATTTACAATAGCTGCAGAAGCAACTCCAAATGCACCAATAATGATACCCGTAGCACTTATAGAAGTCCCTGCCATGCTGTTAATTGCCCCTACTACTGCATAGATGCAAACAATAACTAGAATAATAGCAGCTATAATCCATGTAATAGGACATGCCAGTAATGCGGCATTAAACCCTACTTGTGCACCGGTAGCTGTTGTAGTAGCTGCTGCCTGTGCTAGTGTGGCTCCTTCTGCTAATGCGGCTTTAGCTGCATGATATGCCTCTAATCCTGCTGTTATTGATTTCTGGGTATTATATATAGCAAGTACACTGTTATAAACTACAAAGGCCCCTACAATACCCCATATAATCGGTTCTATAGTCGACCAATTATCTGAAAAGAAAGTAGATACACCCATCACCATTTCCAATACTACTCCAAGTACTATTGCCAGAGTTCCAATAGCACTAGAAATTCCATTTACCATATTCCTGCCTGTGTTAGAATTCAAAAAACCATTTACTTTCTGCATTAACCCTGAAAACTGCTGTACTGCCGTATTCTTTATACTTGTCCATACATCACTAAATGTCATTGGTAAAGTTGCAAACTTGCCTTCTATGTCATCAGCTGTAGAAAATACTGCCGCTTTAATAATATCTGCACTAATGGCACCATCACTAGCTAGTTCCTTCAACTCTCCCCGCGAGACTCCACAATAATCCGCTATAGCATTAGCGAGCATTGGAGCATTCTCAATAATTGAACGATACTCATCACCTTGCAATCTTCCTGATGCCATAGCTTGAGTTAATTGATACATCGCATTAGTTGATTCTTGCGTACTAGCACCGGATATTTTAAATGACTTATTCATAAGCTCTGTAAATGCTACTAGCTCATTATTACTTTTAAATGCATCACCTGCTAATAGCCCTAACTTAGCAACTGTATTCACCATGGCATTATATTCACCTCGACTTCGCTGTGCTGCTTGATAAATTTTATCTTGAAGCTCCGCCTGTGTCTGTAAGCCATCATTAATTAAATCTAGTCTCGCACCATTACTTATATAGGTATCTGTGGCTTGCATACCTGCTCCTAATGATCTAATTCCTACATAAGCACCAACCATTGACTTAATCTTTCCTGTCATGCTATCAATAGCACTTCCGCCACCACGAACCGTATTATTAAATTGTTGTTGCTGGCCACTAGCCTCTCGTATTCCTTGCTCTATTTCATTAATGCCCACCTCAACACTAGCTAGTGATTGTCTAGCAGCCTGTATACTGGCTGTATCTACTGCATTATGGGAAGCTCTTTGAAGTGCTTCAAAACTACTAAGAGTCATATTAAGTGCATTACTCATATTTCTAATTACAGGTGTAAATCTGTCTTGCAACTGAATTGCTGTTCTAATCGTAGCCATGTAACACCTCACTTCCTTCTGCCTTTAGATTTAAGTTTTCTTTCTTCATTTTTTTCATTTTCTTGTTTAATTCTAATTGCAGCTATAACAAACGCCTTATCCTTCTCACTTAAAGCTAAGAACTCACTAGGAATCATTTTAAGCTTGTGGAGGCAATAGTAAGCATAATTAGCTTCACTATCACCTCCTTCAATTAGTTTTTTGCTTCTTCAACCATATCTTCCATAGTTTCATCAAATCCGTTTACTTCTTGAATCTTCTTTAATAGGTCCTGATACTCTCCTGGCTTAAGCATAGTTTTTAGAAGCTTATCAGCACCCATAACACCATAACTATTCTGAAGCTCTACGTCATTAAGATTAGGATAAGTAATACATCTAACTGCTAACTTACCTAAATAACTTTCAAAGTCTGTTTCTGGCATATAAGCATTCTTTTTACCTGGAATAGGTACTTTTCTAGTACAACTCTTCCTAATAGCCTCATCTTCATCAGATGTAACACATCCTATTTGCCATTCAACAGGATTACCTTTCTCATCCTTAAATCGTTTAGAGGCAACATATTTTACTACCTTATTCTTTTCTACATTCTCTGCAAAGAATACACTTAATCCACTCATTTTTAATTCTCCCTTCTAAAATAATAAGGTACTCATATAGAGCACCTTATTGCATACCTGCTAAAATATTAAATTTCTCTGGCATTTCAAAACCCTCAAAGGTGAAGTCAATATCTTCATCTAAGTACTCTGCATCCGCGTCAAACTTAGTAAGAATACCACCATCCAAGTTACAATCTTTAAGGATAATAGTTTGTCTACCTACACTAGAAGTAGGATCTTCATTAGTTACCTGAATATCAAAGTAAACATCTTCTCCAGTATCTTTAAAACGAACTAATAGCTCTCTAAAAATAGAGGTATTGTAATGGAATGTAGCTGAACCAGAACCCTTCCATCCAGTCGCCTTATTACCTTTTCCTGTCTTGCCAAGAATAGGAACCTCTGTTTTATTCTTTTCAAACTTAGCTTCAAGATTAATAGCCTGCATGAAATTGTAGCGATTACCTTCTATAGTTACGAAACATTCAGCAAGAGAAGCTGATACCGTGTCTTTTGCATGCATTTGCTGAGCAAAGAATTGCAAATCTAATTTCATCTGTTATTCCTCCCTTCTAAGATACAACTACTGTCATATAAAGCTTAGCCATAGCACATACTGGCGTTACTGGATTAGTTACCACCACCGAGTCTTTGCTATTGCCTTTTTCTACAATGATTTCATCACTCTTAACATTTTCTAAAGCTTGAATACGTTCAAGCTCTTTATTGTAGCTTACTAAGTCATTCCAAAAAGCAATGCGACCTGCAGCATTATTTTGAACCTTCCCGATATACTGCTTATTGAACAACACTGCTATATCATTAGCAATTTGATCTAGAACACGGACTACTTGATTCATACTGAAATCCTCATTCTTATCCTTTGTAAAGCTTGTAAATGAATTGATATCATTTAAAACATGTACCTCATCACCTACTTTATGGAATACAAACTCACCATCTTCAATTGCTTTTTCAAGTTGGCTCTGCTTGTAATCTACATTAATAGTAAAGTCACCATCATATTTCTTATTGGTATTTGACTTATTTACTGCGCATCCAGCACTTGCACCAGTTACCCAGTAAACTGCGCTTGATTCAATTTCTCCTGCATCAGTTACAGCATTTTTGACATTAATAACACCTTCATAATCAGCTTCTTGATTATATAGCACTGTTTGGAACTTAATACCCATGTCATCACGTAATCTCTTTGTGAACTGAGCAAATAAATCCTTAATTGAACTTTCTGTAGATAAACAACCTAGTGTATTGAAGCTATAACTTTCAATCTTATCTAAGAAAGTTTGATAATCAGTTCCTGTTACCTCTCCATTTGTACCACCTGTCATTGGTATGCCTGCGGATGCTTCTAAAGTAGCTGATGTTTTCCATTCACCTACGTAGTCATTTGCTACTAAACCAGTTATAGCACTAACAACTTGTACATCAACCTCAATGTTATCAAATAGTGTTGTGACGTTAAATTTAGATTCATCATCCACATTTGCTTCAACTTTGACTGTAATAGAATTACCTCTAATACCACTATACTTAGCTGTAGCAAGTGTATTTGATGCCTTAGTACCTTTATTGAGCTTGTAAGCATAAAGTGTTTTGATATTCCTGAATAAATCTCTAAGGCCTTTCAGCTTATCAGAAGTGTAGTCATATCCAAAAATCTTTAATGACTCTTTCTGGAAGTCTGCAACTTCTACAGTAAAGACCTCGCCATCTGGCCCCCAATCAAGGATTAATGGCATAGCTGCATAACCACGATCACTTATGTTAGTACTTGCTCTAGCAGCACTAATAAAATTGATATATGTACCAGGTATCTTTTTATTTTGTGTTAAAAACACACCCCCACCTAAAGCCATACTATTTCACCTCTTTCTTCATAAAACTATCAATAAGTTTTTCAACTTCTTTGATAGTGTAGTTTTTACCATCTTCTAAAATTACACTAAGCACATCTGTTTGATGAACATATTTCTTTGATTTTAAAAGCTGGGCCTTTGTAAATGCTACTTCATTAGTTGATTCTTTGGGTTTAGTCAACTTAGTTTCACTCACTATTTCTCACCTTTCCTTTCACCTTTAGCTGTTCCATATAAGGATTAGTAATTGTATCTTTAATTGTGTGGAAGTTATAATCCACAAAGAAATGTAAAACACCTGCCACTGTTTCACTATGCATCTTAGTTCCTCTAAGCAATCCACCATCAAATTTAATGTACTCTAAAGTATTCATTAGCTTGTCAGCTACATCATTAATTTCGGATGTGTTATCTGTCTTAGGAAAATAATGAATATCAAAAGTGTTCTCTCTATAAAACCTAGGCCCAAGCACTTGCTCTTGGCTAGGAATTAACAACATAATAAAAAAGCAAGGTTCAACAAGTCCTTGCTTAATCTGGTCTGTATGTATTTCAACATCACTAAATGTAGCATCTAGCGCTTGCGAAATACCTATCATTAGTTCATTAATCATTGAATATCTCTCCTAAATACTGCATTAATTTTCTTTCAAGAATTTTAGGAGCTTGTGACTCTAATTCCTTCTCTGATATTGTAAGCATAAATCTTCCTGGTACCCATCCCTTATGATTTCTAGTCCTATGCCCAAACTCAATATATGGAGCATATTCAACTGGGTTTGTAATTTCAATCTGATAAGTATCACCTGATTGGGTAATTACCAGAGAGTTAACATATGCTTTAGCATTTTTACTACCACCAGACTGAGCTTCATGATGACTCTTAGCTGTCCATCCCCTTCTAAGTGTTCCGCCTGTTTTACCATTTCCAGCTTCATATTGGCCTACAGGTGTTCGTCTAATTACTTTAGCAAGCAACCTAGCAGATAATTCTTTAGCACAAGCTTCACAAAAAGCTATTGTCTCAGCACCTTGTAATCTATCAAGCTTCTCTTGTAACCTTTGTAGCTGCCTAAAATCACAATTTCCCCAACTAGCCATTAAGACCACCCCTTAAATAGTTCTAAAACTATTTCTTGATGTGTAGGGAATATTGAAGGAACACCACTATTTTTATACTCACTTACTTTACCATTATGAGTGATAACAAGCTTAGAGCCTTCCTTAATCTCAACTTCAGGTGCTATAAACAGCTTAATCACCTGATTCACTTGATTAGCAGACTCAGTTTGTTCAGAAGATTTAATTGTAGAAAATGATAATTTGCATGGTTGATTTTCTAATACTGCTATTTCCTTCATTTCTGTTATCTTAGTTACAGGATTTTTTACTTTTCTATATTCAATAACCGTACAAGTATGTTCATATAGTAGCTCCATGGCTCTCCTAGCCTGTAACCTGGCTTGATTAATTGCATCAATCATTTTTTCAGCCTCCTATACATATTGAGTAGAGCTATATAATTCTTAAGTAAGCTATCTTTAAAATCGCTATAGTTTGTTTTAAAGCTTACTGAAGAATCACCTTCTGAGATATTAGAAACATACTTGCTACCTTCTACACTTCCTAAGTTTTCGTTTCTATACAATTCTAGTGCCATCTTAAGCCACGTAGTTTTCAGACCATAAGGAACAGTTGATAGATTACAGTAATTCAAAATAAGACTTTCTGCATCATCAATTGCAAATTGTATAAGTATATCTTTAGCAGTATCCTTAGTACTAATTCCTAATAATTGCTTTAATGTTTCTTTCAACACTTATCACCCTTTCATATAAAAAAGAGGGCTCTAAGTCCCTCTAACCTACTGTAATTACACCTACTTGGTCAGCATATGGGAATGATGGCATAGCAGTTGCTACAGCTTTTATCCATTTTGCTACTGGATCATTAGTTGCATATTGTTGTACTAAGATGTTACCAATCATTTCAATATCAACATCACCTTTTGTAGCAAGCTCGATTTCTTCTGCAGTAGGACCATAGAATGTATCACCCATCTTGCCATCTGGCATTAGTACTAAGGCATTTTCTGCTAGATAACGTTTAGTTGTATATGTACCAGCTTTTGCCTGTACACGATACATAGCATCATATACTGCAATCTGTGGAAGTGATTGAGCTGCTAGGAACTGATTAAGTTGTGCTACTGTAAGTAACATTGATGAGTTAACACCAAATACAGCTGAACGAATAGATGCATCCTTAAGTAAGATGTTAAGATTCTTCGTACTTGTTAAGATACGAGAAGGTTTAAATCCTGTATTGGTATTAATAGTAGAGCATAAATCAAAAATATCTTGAAGGATATCTGGTGTACCAGTGGTCCAAGTCTTTCCAACCTTATGTGATGCATTCATACCATAATCAATTGTAGCCTTTACACCATTCTCATTGATTTGGAGCTTACCCGTTGAAAGTGCCTCCAGTCGCATAGCTTCTACACGAACAAGTACTGAATTAACTAAGCGGTCAACTGAGTTAAATAATTCGTTAATAATACGTTTTTCTTCTGCAGGAGTTCTTGGATTATTAAGTGCAATGAGTGTTTTTTCATCCACACGTTCTTTACGCTTAATAAGTGCAAGGTCTTGGAAACTCTTGCTAGCACCTTCTCTACTTCCGATTTCTGCTTCCGTATCAAATGCATGAATACTTGCTGAAACAGGTAAGTTACTAGCACCTTTGATCATTTCAATTTCTAATGAATCCGTTTTTTGACTTGGGAAAAGTGTTTCACCTACCATTGCAGGTAAGGTTCTACTTTTAGTGTAGTCAACTAATTCTTTTGTGGTTAAGATTTCTTCAATTCTTGGCATTGTATAGCCCTCCTTATCTTAGTTTAATTTCTGGTAAAGCTGTTTTAAATGCTGCTGATGCTACATATCCTGCTACATTTGCACCTTGTAAACGTTCTGCAATCACATAACCTTCTACCATTAAGGAAATAGGTTGTGGTCCTTCAGTAACGTCTACTGTATGGAATGCAATTCCTACTGGTGTTGCTGAAGGTGTATAGTTTCCAGATGACTCTGTTACTGTAACAACCTTTCCATTTGCATCAATTAAACTTCCGGCAATAACCCATTTCTTACCGTTACTATCTGCTGTAACACCTGTGTTTACTGCGGTAGCTGAAAAGCACACATGATGCTCTGCTGCTAAAAATTCTGGCGTATTATCATAATTCACTGTTTTTGCGTACATCTTCTATTCCTCCTTTATTTAGTTGCCCATGGATCAAATGCTGGTGCCTGTGTAGTGTTTCTTTGAGCTGCCATACTAGCTCCTAAACCTTCTTTTCCAGGATCACCACCACCACCTGGATTGTATGTTTGCTTGGTTTGGGATTCACCAAACATAAACTTGGTATCATCTGCTTCAGATAATGTCTTTAATTTTGAATCAAGCAAAGTTTTATAATCAGCATCATCCTTAGCTTCAAACTCATCAATAAGCGCCATTACTGCCTTAGCATTCTTAGCTTTGTATTTACCAATGAGTTCTGTGTTAATAGCTTCTCGTGCTAACTTGGTTACCTCTGCCTTATACTCTTTCTCTTTTTGTGCAATTGTAGCCTCGTGCTCTTTAATTTTAGTCTGTAATGCTTCTACATCAGGATTAGCCTTTTTTAAATCCTCAATTGTACCATTAGCTGTTTCTAATTGTCCTTCAAGGTTCTTTTTCTCACCCTTAAGTGTTTTAACCTCATCCTCTAACTTCTTTGTATCTCCTTTAGCCTTATTAATATCACTGCCATTCTCAGCCATGATTGTATCAATTTCAGCATCAGTTAGATTAGGGCATTTTTCTTTTAACCATTCTCTTTTCATTTTGTTTCCTCCTACGCTTTTATACGAGTGTGCTTCTCTTGGATTTTGTTAGACTAGATTATTCTTTTACGCCTACAATCTATTAAAAGGCATAAAAAAACAGCCTTAGGTCGTACTAAAGCCGATTCCAATTCTAAAACTTGTTAGATTGGCACATAAAAAGCACTCCAAAAGAGTGCTAACTAGACTAAATTTTATACTATAATATATTTATCAGCTTGGCAGAGCTGAAATATATATGAAAGGTGGTGTTTACATGTCGGAACTTGCTGAACAAATTTATGAGGCTCTAAAAATTAGAGATCAATATAATTATTCAACTGATCCTATTATCAAAGACTTAGAAGCAAAAGCTTTAAAAGAATTAGAAAACGCAAATTATATTACCATCAAAGCTAGAACTATCGGTTATGTAATAGCTGACGTTTTATAATCTCCTCTAATTCAATACGTGCTATAAGTGCCATATCCAGAATTCTTTTACCTAAATGTGGATAGGCACTTATAATTCTTGCATTTGTTTTTCCTTTTTCACCCCATACACTTATATCATGAGTCCCTTTAATAAAGGTATCCCTAAAATGTATGTCATATTCTTTTCCATCCAATTCAAATCTAATGTACTTTGCTGAATAATCCGTACCCAAAAACTTCATACTTTCACCTCGATTTCGTGCATAAAAATAGCACCTACTCATTAATCTAAGTAAGTGCCGTTTATTCAACTGCTTTCCCATTCTTATAAATTTCTTTTGCCTCATTTAAACTCTTTTTATTGGCTCCACCTTTATAATCTGGATTATCATTTTGTAATCCATCATCCTGCCAACCACAAGCCTCACAAATATCAAACTTATCAACTTCTTCCCCACAACATGCGCATTTAGTTTTTAGGCTCATATTTTACACGCTCTCCTTTCCAATATTCATTTCCATCTTCTGGCTTAAATAGAGTGGATATTTTCCCATCTGGCCTGCCTATAGCAAAATCATTATTTATTTTATCATATTTAAATAAAAATCCATCTTTATCTATGAATCCCTCAATATTATCAGATAGCTCTGCTGACAATAGTTCTTGTGCTCGTTGTAAATACTGTTCCGGTGTAAGTCCTGGATAATTATCAAGATGCTTTTCAAGATGCTTTTCAAACTTTTTAGTTGTAGGAAATTCTGATCTCAACCAATTTATATTATTCATTATACCACTATTTCGAGAATTTAAAACATTGTTTTTTACATATTCTTTCTTCCAGTCACTATAGGTCATATCATCAGAAACATAGTATTGTCTTCCTGACTCGTCTCTAGCAATACGTTCTCCAAAGTTATCATCAAAGTGTGGAATGGTAGTTGTTCTACACCAACAATGAAACGGTGGTGCTGTTAATCCTGGCTCATACTCACTCATCTTAAATACTTTACCATCTAACTCTTGGCATATTTCAGATGTCTTATTATCTAATGTTGCTAGTATTTCATATTTTTCTACATCAAGATCATTAAAGCAGTCTCGCTGACTAGCTGATGCAAAAAAAGCTGATTCAGTCATTACTAACCGGCCAGCTCTTGTTCTGCTTGTATTAAACTTCTCTGCTATTCGCTTTATAGCTTTATCAGGTGCTCTACCCATGATAATACTTTGAGTAAGCTCCGTATGAAGTGTATTAACTAAATCTCCTTTAGCTTTCCAAATTCTATCACTAAAGTTTGAACCATCAGCTGTCCAAGGTTTAGAAAGTATTTGAGTGACTCTAGCTGAGTCTAGAGCAGGTATAGTCCAACCCACATTTAAACCTCGTTGAATTTCAAAAGCCGAATGATAATACCCATCTTCATATATGCGCCTTAATGCATCACTTAATCCTATGTTTTGACTTTGGTACAACGACTCTACTGTCTGTTGTAACTGAATCTTTAATGCTTCTAATCTAGATATGTGAGCTCTAGCAGAAGCATTCTCTAACTCTTTAAGCCAAACTCCATTGATAGCATTCTGTTTGCCGTGTTGTATGTATTCTTCAACTGTCCACTTAAACTCTTCAAGTTCTTTACCCTCTAACCACTTTCTAGCTTGTGACATATTAATTTCATTATTTTCAGCTATCCTACCATACCATCTGGCCATTTGTGATTCTATTTCATTCATAGCTTTTCGATATTGCTTATCTAGCTCTCTGTAATACTCCTCACCCTGAGTCATTTGTGATTCTTGAAGGATTTCAAAGCGTTCTTTCCAATACTGATTATTCTTCATTTACATCAACACCTTTAGTAGTATTAAATGTACTTTTGTAGTCATTAGACTTTTCAGCCAGTTCCTGCTCTTCTAATTTTATTTGCTTAAGTTCCTCTTCTACATCTTCTACCCAAGGATGATTTTTTAAGATGGTCTTATTTGAGATTATCCCTAAACTGGCTTGTGCAATCTCAGCTGTTTCCTTATCATTTTTAATAGCATTACGTGTCCATGTCTGAATGATTGGAAAGTATTCATTATACCCCATACTCTTAGCCATTAAGCGAATAAGTTTATTGAAGCCTGGTCTAAATTCAACTTCCATAAGTCCAGCCTTAAGTTCCAATGGTGCATACATGAATTTAAGTGCTTCCCCTGAGCTATTACCAAAACCGCCTTCTGGATGAGGATCTAATCCCTGCCCTTGCTCATAGATTTGTTTTCTACAAATTTCTAAGAGTTTGTTTCTGGCTTCTACTGGAATATCAATAGCTATGGTTTGAAGACCACTTTTATCATCAGCTCCTATAGACTGCATTTTTACAGCCTTATATTTCTTAAGGTCATTTCTAAACTCATCTAGGTCTTCCCCACCAAAATTGGTAAGTACCCATATAATTTGCTGAATATCATCAACATCATTTACATATCCACTTAAAATATTATCCATTACATCAATAAATGGCTTGATCTTGGTTAAGTCACTATCTTTGATATTGTTGTTAGGAAACTCAATAAATGGTACCTCCCCAAAATCATGCTGATAGTAATTGCTCTCTGTTCTCTCACCAGTATCAATGTTAGTTGAAACAAATCTGTTTATAGTCTCGATATCATTCAAGCTAATAGAACTCTGTTTCTTACGAAATGTAGTACATCCCTCTTTATCCCAATACTCATATACTGTGTAATAGTTCTTTACAGAATAAGTGGTACCATCATCAAAGTACTCTGAGTAAACACGAATAACTGCAACTAAGCCTTTAATCAATCCACTTGAGTAAATTGGAATGATTTGAATAGGTTTAATAGGTGCATACTTGAATTTATTACTGTCGCTATCCTTCCACACATGAAGCCAGGCATTACGATAATTAGAAGCATCCACACAAAGGGTATTACAATACTTCTCATAGCTATCTCCTAAGAGCTCCTTGATCTGCTTGTTTAAGCTTTTATTTCCTGTATCAAATGTTGGGGGAAATGAGAACAAGTAAGACACCTTTTGGTTAACTAACTGAGCATGGTAATCATGAGGAATTCGGTTATCAGCTGCTCTTAAAGGATTATCTTCTTTGTGTTTGTTACGGTTAGCTGGAGCTGAGTCTTTTAGAATATCATTTTCATGAGCATAATACCTTCTGGCAATCTCACATTGCTTAATATATTCATCATGTCCCGATTTATATCGTTCTAAAATCTTCTTAAACTGTTCTAACTCTATAGCTGGCATTGTCTACCTCCTCTCTTTTGGTTTTAATACGCTAATACCAGACATTCGTCTAAGTATCGTATAACAAAAATAACGACAACTATCCATGCAGTGGTCATTCTCTTTAATAGGTTTATCTTCACCTCGTTTAGCAGCCTTTTCATCCCATACATAGGATCCAAACTCTTTATGAGTTTCTACACATGAAATATCAAAGAATATCTTTCCTTCAGTAAGCAGTGTTGCTACTAGCCTAATACCATCTAGTACTGAGTTATTAGCCTTCTTCACTTTAAACTTATGTTTGAGTAGCTCAGCTATAAAAGATGCTGCCGAAGGGTCAACTATAATGAATTTTACTTGTGTGCCTCCTAGCCATTCAGTTAAGTCGTCTGCATACTCACTATCTGTTTTTTGAGTAGCTTCTGAGCGTCCTGAGTAGTGATATTCTCTAGTGCAATACCAATTCTTATCACTAGCTAACTCCCAAAGTAAAAATACTGTAGGATTTTGAGTACCGTAGTCAATGCTGACATACTTCTCATTTAAGAAAGTGAGCCCATTTGCAATCCGTTCCTGCACATCAACAACATGCTTCTCTTTATGAAACATATCATAAATAATACCCTCTGCTACAGCCCACAACCCTTTTATATAGCGGTCATAAAACACACCACTATACATTGACCTATAACGTGCTTTAATCTTCTCTGAGAGGCTTAAGTTATCATCCATGGTAAAGTGTAGGTAAAGCAGATTCTTTTCTATCTGCTTATCAATCCAATTAACCTTAAACCAATGATAAGGCCCATCAGGGTTGCAGTTAAACCAAAACTTTGAGCCATCTACGGAACAACGTCCTGTAGCCTGGTTAACGAATGACTCTGGCATAAGTGCCACCTCGTCAAAAAAACAGCCTGCCAACGTGATACCTTGTATCAAATCTTGAGACCGTTCATCTTTACCACCAAATATATAAAAATAGTTTGTGACATTGCCACGACTAACAATAACCAAATTGTCAGCCCTATGATCTACCACTCTATATCCTCTGGATTTAAGCATTAATTTAAGCCAGAACAGTACATTACGTCTAAATGAGCCGATTGTCTTACCACACATACCGAAGTTTTGACCATCAAATGACTCCATGGCCCATATAGCATAGCTGAGTGACATTGATACGGTTTTCCCAGAACGAATAGCTCCATCAGCAATAATACCATCACACTCATATGTAGGTGAATTAGGTAGCCACCATGTAAGTATTTTAAGCTGCTTATTACTAAATGGCTTAAATTTGAATGATGCCTTGCGTTTCTTGATTATTCTTTCCATACATCATTCACCTGCCCTTTAAGAGCATCTAAGAAACCATCATCCTCTATTTCTTCATCATCTCCACCACTATTTGCCTTGGCTTCAGCAAGTGCCAATTTCCTCTGATCATATTCAAGTTTATGTCTATCCATAGGATTCATCAAGAAATGTTTATCTAGCCATTCCAATGACTTGCACCTATCTATAAGTTTAATAGCCACACCATCCTTACCTTGCTTAACCTCTTTGATTAGCTGAGTATCCACCATTGAAGATTCTTTAAGTCTAACGGTATTTATAACCTCAGTGCAGATATTACCACTCTCATCTTTAACAGGACCAAACATACCCATGACTTGAATCTCTTCTCGTCCAAATGAAACATAATCGCCCATGTCAGCAAAAGCTATTCTCATATGTATTTCTACTAAGTCTGATTCATCAACGGCTATCTGCTGGCGCTTTATCTCTTTAAGTCGTTCTATTTCTTGTTTTACACAAGCATTTACAAGCATTCTTGGTCCATTAGTGTTAGCAGTTATATAATCACACTCATATGCCTTTAAATAACTTTGTGTAGCATTGAATGACTTAATATAATACAAACAAAAAAGCCGCTGCTTATCAGTTAAGCCAGGATTGTCAATCACCTGTTCAACCTCAGCTAAAAGCTTTGTTTGTTTCTTACTCGTTGGAGGACTCTTCCCCTTTGCAACGTTGCGTTTTACTTTTTGCAACGTTACATTATCTTCTGAATCCCATTTGTAGCGATTCTTCCAAGAACGCACTGTTCCTTCAGGAACTTCTAACTGCTCTGCTATTTCAATAAGCTTCTTACCTTGTTCAAATAACATCTTACCTTGTTCAATTTTAGGATTAGGTTCTCTTGGCATCTCACCACCTCACTATTTAAGTTATTTTGGAGTTTGTCCATAAATGCCACTCTCCTTAATTTATTGCATGAAAAAAGCTGATAGTTACCACTATGACAAGTGATTATCCTGTGTAACTATCAGCTTCTTATTTATAACTTTTCACATTTTAATCATATCATACGCGTAAATGGCACTCTTTTTGCAGCTTTTTTGCAGCTTGTCAAGCCTCTAGCTTAAGACCTTCTACCCCAAAGAACAATACTGCTAGTTCATTTATTGCTTTATTATGATACCTACTAACCGTGGATACATCTACTTCCAATTTCTCGGATACCTTCTCATATGTTAAGTCATCTGATATATAAATCAAGTCGATAACTTTGTATCTGAGCAATTTATTATTATCTTTTCTTTTTACTGCATCCTGTTTATATGATTTCAAGAATCTATCTATGAGATCAACTATAACCTGTGTGCGTTCCTTGGTCCTTTTGGCTGACCTAAGATAGTTTTCAAAAGTATCCGTTTCAGCCTCCCATGCCTCTATCGTCCTGTCAATCTCCTTGAGACTTTCAGAACATCCTTCGCAATGCTTCTTAAAATCTCCATAGTTCCTAAGTAATAACTTTGTATTGTGATACCTCTTGTCATACTTGAGCTGCTTACTCATAAAAATCATCCTTTCTCATATAATCGAACATGTGTTAGATGTTTAATAATTTTATGTCTATTTGATTACATAACCTCTTGACATTCTTATTTGTGATGTATATTTAATGTATGATTGATTCTAAAATTCTAATCATACATAGCCTTAGATTATCAAGGCTTAGTAGGTATTTTTCTAATCTCTATAATGTATATTTGTTCTATTTTCTTCTCTTTATCTATAGAAAAAATAAATATATATATAAAGATAGGAAAACGGCTTCAATCATACATAGGTACATGGTCAAAATATAGTGTTAGACTTTGATACTCTAAGTATATGTATATTTGAAGATTTATTTGAAATATACATAGTTTCGCCTCCCCATACTTCATTACACCTATCTCATAAGTAATATCGAACTTGTTCATAGAATAATTATTAGAATATTACATATAACACATAAATATTAATATGCTTTTAAACTTTTTTATAAAGTAAAATTTAATTACCATTTTTTCACTTGTCACAAAAATACTGGAATATGTTACAATATCAATATCCTAGGAAAACAAATACAGTTAAAGGAGGATAATTAATATGAGTTTCAGTAATTTTGATTGTTCAAGTTTATATGATTTAATTTGTAAAGTAATTGGTTACTCTTGTAACTAGTTTTATATGCAGCGGCTAGTACATGCTAGTCGCTGTTTTGTTTAAAAATCATTTTAATAACCCCTAATATACGCACCAGTTTCTTAACTGGTGTTTTTTTCTACTGGCTAATATACATTGGGTAATAAAATTCTTATTTTTTCAAACAAAAAACCACCAACTGTTTATTAGTTAGTGGTATTTTACTTTGCCATTATAACTGTACTATATATGATACTTAACGCTTTATACAATATTCTCTCCTAGTATAATCTTGGGCATTGTCGTAAGGCATCTGTTCCATCTCTTGTAAAATTGCTCTAATCCAAGCTTAGATACTCTCGCATGCACCTCTTCATTCTCAACTACCCAATATAAAACATAAGTTACCTTGCCTACATTCTTCGTTAACCTAATAGGTAGTTCGCCTTCTTTAACTGCATTAAAATCCTTCTGTCTATGCGTTCTTTTAATATATCTTACCTCAATTACACCTTGTTGGCTTGTATAAAAGTCTGCAACTTCTTTCATCAGCAATTCAATTTCTTCTTGTTTATCGATTTTTGCCTCATATATACATATCTCATTAAACATGCGCATCTCCCCTTTAGAAGAGTATACCACTAACCAATATTCGGTTGTCAAAGTTCTTTTCAAAATTCATTTTGTTAATATAGCTTTAACTGCTCTGGATAAGGCTTGTAGTTTATTCCCATGTAGTCCATTACTTCGCCCAATCCTAACTTATTAATACAATAGTCATAAATCTTCGGATGATTCTTAGCCATTCTTGTAAATCTGTTATCCCATGGTGGCTCAAATTGAATACCGTATAAGCAAAACATGCATCCAGTCCTATCCTCTCCACTTGTAAAACATTTGCCCCCATTAGGGCACTCTATATCTCCATATTCTTCTGCATAATCTATATTGTTTGTCTTAACATATGTTAGTATGTCCTGGTCTGTCCAAAATGCCATAGGAACACATTTAGGATGTTCTAAGCTATGCATCTTGCAACCATGCTTTACATATAGATCACGTCTATTTCTGCTTTCTCCTACCATTTCTGCTGTTATGGGCTTTAAACCTGTCTCTTTATCAAACTTATGAAAAGGTTTCTTCTTGATCACGTCACAACATTTATTACTTACTTCAAAAGGAGCATCTAAAAGTATTTTCCACCTTTCACTAAGCTTGCCTGCTGTTCCTTTTTCATCTCCATGAAGTAACTTATTTCTGTATTTGTCAGTTAAATTGTTATGCCTTAGTTTGTATACTGCTAAAGACTGTGCCTTGCTTACTACTGGATAACCATACTTTTCTAGTACTTGCTTAAAAGACATATCAGGCTTTAAAGTTATTGTTGCATACTTTAATCCCATCATTCTTACACTTGGGTACTCTAATCCTGTATCCACAAATACTATAGGCATAGGGCTCATTTCTGATTTATTTTTATGGTATATATCAACTAGAACCCTTGAACCTAAACCACCACTATAACTTATGTACGCTCCATCATGTGACCAGCTAGCCATTGTTTCAACTGTATGTTGTATCTTCCAGGCTAAAGGCATCTTTAACCTTTGCTCTAAGATCTTATTGTTATCCATGCCCTCACTTCCTACCTAAACAAAAGTCAATTTTTTAAATCATAGGTACTATATGTATGTCTTTTCTTTTGTATTGATCTACTTGTAGAATTAAAGATATCTTAGTACCTATGCTTCTTCTGCTAAACGTTCTTTTTGCTATTTCTGTAAGTTCTAAATCTATAATGTCTCCTTCTTTGATCAGACTCCCTTGTGCTCCATGTCCTGCATATATACCACTATTACCCTTTGTGGCATATACAAAATCATAAAAATACTTGTCATCTATTTTTATTGCATACTCTGTCATAACTTCCCCCTTACCTTTTTGCCGACGTCAGCAATATGGTTATAGCCATCCTAATTTTTTAAAACATTTAAGCTCGTATAATGCATTTCTCATTCTTATGCTCATGTTTACCTCACTAAAAGATTAATTTGTACTTCAATTTTCCTTTATCTTCCGCTTGTCTCCTAATTAACTTCCATATATACTTGTCTAGGGATAGAGTTTCGAGTATATTTTTATCAAAAAGGCCTAGTATTTTCTAGTGCCTTTTTGTGCTACTATCAAAAAATTTTATCTACATTTCTATTAATCAATAGTCTTTACATCCACCGGAATCCACATCTTAGGATTATAATTGAGAGTGTATTTGTATTTTGATACATTCTTTATGCCTAGCTGCTCTACTACATATGTAACATTATCACTTAACCCTACGAAGTGTTTTTGATAATACCCATTTTCATCTTCTACAATAACTTCTAACTGATTGTCTGCTGCATCTGCTGTTATAGACATTTTCCCGGTCATTTGAAAAAGCACATCACCTTCAATGCAGTTTATAACTGTAAGCTGTCTAATAACGTTAAAATTATCAGCTTCTTGTGATAGGTTATACGATACTTTTTGTGATTCTGTTTGGCATCCTACAAATACTGTTGCCATTATTACCATTGCCGCTATCACTACTATTATCTTTTTCATTTTTGTTTCCCTCCGTTTAAAAAAGTTATTTGTTTGCTTTAAGGTTTTCCATAACACTATCTATAATTTCTTGTGCAACGACAGGATCATACTCTACACCATAAAACTTCTTGATTTCCTCAAAGTCTTCTCTATCTCTTAAGTCATCTAAGTAGCAAAGCACTTCATGCTCTCTTCGGAAATCATCATCCATATCAATTCTTGTCCAACTAAAACTTCCATCTTCTTCATCATATGTTGGTAAAGTATACGCATCGTATGCTGGATTGGGTAAATATACAACTCCCTCGTGGAACATATAAGCATTACATCTTACATACCCTGTTATTGGCTCTACTTTAGGAGCTTCTTCAATGATTTTCTTCATTTCAGCTGCACTCATACTTTCTAAATCATACATATCATCACCCTTTCAAAAAACACTTTGTTCTATGTATTGCTAATAACTGGCATTTCATATTTCTCTAATGCATACTTCATCCAAAACTCATACCAAATAAGTCTAGCGTAAAACCAGTCAAATCCTTGCTGTTTTTCATACGTTTCTCGTTCATTCCAACTCATGTCTTTATAGTTTTCTGGTTCTGTATATTCATATGGTATCTTTTGTTTGCATTCCGGATAATCTAATTCCCATTTTTCTTTTGCTGTAACTACTGCCTTTAAATGCCTTTTTTCAAGCGGTACGCAACCAGGATGATGCCTTAATATGCCATCCTCTTTATCATAAAACAGATTATAAAGCCCTGTTTCTCTACAAAAATTAGCCATTTGAGAATATCCAGGATGTCTCCCATTGCCTTGACCACTAATATCTCCATACCCGAAGTTAGGCGCTTCTTCATTTACTTCTCCTTCGGCTTCAACGCTTACATATGCGTCTCCTTCTTCATTGCTATATGAAATAATAGCTTTACCAATATAAATGCTATAGCTCACCTTTATACCTCCCTTAATAAAAATCAACTTTTATTTACCATTGATTAACTCATTAGCTACTACTACCTTTGCTTTTTCACAATCCTTAAGCTCATTATTTTTCTTTCCGTGAAATGCAAGTATGTAAGGCACACTATATATGCATTTATTAGCCACTTCTTCAGCCCATTTCATTAAGTCTTGTACCTGCTGTTCATCCATGTTTTTCACCATCCTTTAAACATAAGCTGCCGCTCTCCAAATTCATCTAATACTTCTATGTACTCTACTTTTTTTCAAAGCGTTCAATTAATGTTACTTCCACTCTTGGATTATCACTAAAATGCTTCTCTACAATCAGTCTAGTAACTTGGCTATCATCATCAAAAGCAACCTTATTTAAGCTATCTAAAATAATCTTAGCTACATTATCTAGATCAGGCTTTTTAGTCGGATGGAGTTTTCCTTCATCAATTAATTGCCTATTCTTTTTAGTCATAGCTTTAGGTATTGGGTACATTGCCACTATCTTAGCCTCAATCTCTCCTTGTAGCTTTCTAGCCTCCATGGTGTTAGTAAATACCCACTTAACTAAGCTCTCGTAACTTAGCGTATCCTGTGGAGTCATAGCATGACTTTTTCCACCTTGATTAAATACTCTCGGTCTTGCTTTGCCTTTTGGTTCTCCTGGTACTGTAAATCTTATTGCCATATCATAATCCTCCAATTAGTCTATTGATTAAATCATTATTTTCTTCTGTCCCCAACTTCCTTCTTATATCTTCATTTGGCATATCTATTGTTATTGTCATTCTCCTAAGCCTGCTTTTAATACGTTCATCATGCTTAAGGTCCTCAATGCTTAGGTTAGAAGTTATAATTGTGATTCTTCGATATGTCATTCTAGTATCTAGTAGTTTAAAGAATATTTCTGTAACCCATGGTGATACATTCTCAGTTCCAATATCATCTAATATCAATACTGGTATCTCATAAAACTCATTAAGTAATGATTGTTCTGTGTATTCATCATTGTTGCTATAAGTTTCTTTTATTTTGCTTAATAGATCTAATGTTGTAATAAACCTTACTCTTTGAGCCTTATGCATTATTAATGCATTACCTGTACTTACTGCAAGTCTTGTCTTACCACTTCCTCTTGACTTGCTAAAAAAGAATAGTCCCTTTCCTTGTTGTTGCATTTCTTCAAAGTTATTTATGTATCCACCTACTATTCTTTTTGCCCTTATTGCTATTTCTTTTTGATTATTTGAATAGATAGAGGTATCAAAACTATTTACAGTTAAGTTTTTAAATTCATCTGGAATCATCGCAAACTTCAACCTATTGCTTTGTACCATTTCTTCATAACATACGCATTTACTTGCTGTATTTGTTCCTACATCCAATATCCATCCTGTGCCTTTGCATTTTGGACAGCTAGAAGGGGAGTTTTTCATCTTCAAGCTTGAGATCTGCTGTTGTTCTTCCATAGACTCGTAATGCTCTGTCAATTTCGCTTTCGTATTCGACATTACTTGTATTCTTTGGAGCACTTCCTGTATAGCTTCCATTATCAGACTTCCTTTCCCATGTTCTGATTGCTGCCTTCCAGTCTTTCATTTTGTTTTTTCCAATCATCCATCCTTTAGAAGAGTAAAAATCTACAAATCTTTCAGCATCTATATTGTTATCTCTTTCTTTACAATAAACTTGTACCTCTTCCAATGTGGGGGGAGTGAAACGACTAAATACTTTATTCTTTTTATTATTACTATCTTTATCTGTATCTTTATCTAACTCTTTCTCTATATCTTTCTCTATACTCTTACTTGGACACGTTGGACATTCTTTTGACTCTGATTGGACATTGTCCAATAATTTAGAGCCACTCCTTTGAATACGCTTTTTTTCAGCCCAATAAGTCTCACTACCAATCATTTCTTCTATCTTGCTCATATAATAAGTACCATCATCAAGTATCTCCATCATACCTAGTTCGCTAAAAATCTTTACTGCTGTTCTCACTATGTCAACATTGGTTCTTGTTATAGTAGATAGCATTTGTTCGTTGTAAGGTATTTCCTCGCTAAAACGTAAATCACCTTCATGATCAACACTTTCACATAATAGTTTTAAATAAAAGAGTATATAATCTTTACCGTTTGCCATATCCTCAATTATTTGAATATCATGACGTTTAAAAAAATCTCTCTTTAATTTTAGCCAATAATACTTTTTATCTTTTTCAGCCAAATTATCACCTGCTTTTTCTCTCCCACATTAAATAATCATTAGCCTGTTTCCAAATAACTCTTGATGATTCATGCATAAGTTGTAACTGCCTATATCTTTGGTAAGCAAAATCCTTCAAATCAGTTAGATTTATATTCCTCTCACTTAAGTCTCTTATCTTTCTAGCACTAGCTTGTATCTCCGACCATCTTTGTGCAGCCGCCCACGCATCTTTCATTAATGCGTAGGCTTCTTCTGCATCTTCTGTTTTAAGTTCTAGATATCTCTTTGCTAATACTTTGTATTGCTCACAATCATCTTTCAAAATGTCTTGAAAATCACTCTTTATGATTTCTGCCATACAAATACCCTTTTACCTTTACTGTTTTGAATAGATAATCCAGTTATATTTTTAGCTTCATCATATGCAATTTTTTCAATAGTAAATTTCTCATTACTAGAAAATTTATTGTTATACTGCTTTATATTGGCATCTTCTGCCTTGATCCATATAAAAGGTGCCGTATAAAGTTCTCTACCTATTCCCCAATTGAAACAGGCACGTTTAAAAGAATCACTTGCAATACCTTTTTCTTTCTCTGTAAAGCTTTCTTTACCTGTATCTTCTTTGCTTATCCATTGTTGTTTCTCACTATCCCAAAGTGAAACTATACAGTTAGCATTATCTCTCGTATGCTCACGTTTCCAATTCATACTACCTATTGTTTCATCTAAAATATTCATGTCACATCTTGCGTCTTTATAAAGTAACAGCGATAAGCCATTCTCTTTTACTGTTGCTACTCTTACATCTATTTCATCAGCTCTAAGTGTTCTAAACTTCATCTTGGCCCTCCTTCATTACTTGTTTAAGTTTAATCTTGAGCTCTACTATCATCATGCAAATATCCTTACTAGAAACACAGTTGTTGCATCCATTACATCCTTGATTGATATAGCTTTGCAAAGAGTTATAAAGGTTCTTAACATCTGATTTCTGCTTCATTATCCTCCTTCTCCTCTATACAATTTTCACTGCACATAGCATCACTTGGTTTTTCATTTGTACATAATTTTTCATATATACTGCACTCTCCAGTTACAGAGTATTCATAGTCACATCCCATTCCATAACACATAATATTTACCCCCACAAACAATGCTTATGAAAAACATCTACTTGCAATTTGCCTAAGCCATCTACATTCTTTGTATAGGCTTCTTGGCCTTTAACTATAAGTATGTTGCAATCTCTGCACCATCCAGCGTATATAATGCCTTCATAATTAACTTCCAACTTAGCCTTAGCTAAATCCTCTTGCTCCTGCGTGTAGTCTAGCTCTAGCTTATGCATACCTTGGTTAGGCCCATTCAAGCACAATGTTTCAATTACCTTATTCATCTTGCTCAACTTCTTCTTGTTCTTCTACTGGTTTATCTGCCTTCTTAACTGCTTTAACATAATAACCTGGTACGTCCGTTGTATAATCTAAATCTTTATCTACTTGAATTTCATATGTACCATTGTTATAGATACTTTCTTCAAACATTGCTTTAAATATCTCTGCTGCTTTACCAACTGAAATGCTCAATTTAATTTCTCCACAAAAACTTTTTTCTAAAGAGAATATATTGGTTTGCTTCTTTAATTGGTCGTACTCCTCTAAGCTTAAAACAACTTGTCCCATGCTAAGACCTCCTTATTCCATTTTTATTGTATTGGTTACTAAACACTCTCTTTTTCTTCCATGGTTGCCTTTTTACAACCTTAGTATCTTCATCAAACTCACTTATGTACTGCCTCTTATCTTCACACATTTTTTCACATTGGCGCGGGTAAGCAAAACAATAGGCACATGGATCCATTTACCTCACCTCTAACACTTTGATTAATTCATTAAATGTTTCCCTCATAAATCTGCTTACTGTTACATTCTTTTGCTTTTTACCTCTATAATGTATAGCTTCTGCTATTTCTAATTTCCTTAATGTATTAATAACCGTTTGATTGCAGGTAAATGTCTCCTTTGCTCCTTGTTCTATTGCAAATCTAAACTCATACTTTCGGCTTTTCATCATGTTGTCTAATACCCATTTAGCAACATTTGTTTCTCTATAGGTAAGATTATCTGTAAGGCTAGTAATATATTTCATTGCATTTATCACTCTCCTATGCTATATTTCTCTTATAAATTATTTGTTTAGGGCCTTTTTGTAGTTGCAGCTACTTCTTGGCCTTTTCTTTTTGTTCTCTCTCGTTTAGCAACTAATGGTTGTCCTATCTTCCAAGATGTGAATAATATTGTGGATAACACTAATACATATCCCCAACTCATAAGAACACCGCCAGTGCGAAAATAAATACAAATGCTGTAACACCTGCTAATATATCCTCTAAAATCTCTTTCTTAGTTGCTCCTTTGCAAGCCTCCTTAAATTCATCTAGCATTAATGCTTTTCTAAGCACTAGATCAACTCCTTTTTTAATTATTAGAATTATGTTAAAATTTATTCTGTGAGCCTAGTACACCTCTATGAAAGGAGCCTGACTATTGAAAAAAATAGATAATAATTTCTATGAAAAATGTATGCAATACATTGAACAAACTATTGATGCAAGTGAAGAAAACATTGAGAGTAAAAAACGTGCAAGTGATATTGCTAAAATCTCATCATTTGTATTTGTATCAATGTATAATCACTTAGTTGAAGATGGATACTTAGACTGATAATTTTTCCTTTATGCTCTTTTCAAGCTCTTTTGTCATTCCATCAAGTTCAAAATTTTTTTCTATTGGAATACTGTTATATATGTTTAAAATACATTTTGTCATCTCTACCAACTCATCAGGTTCACACTCTTTAGAGTTCTCCGCTAACAGCTCCACCTGTTTGTAGAGGACTTTTTCAATGTCTTCTATTGAGTTAACACAAATATTTTTCTCTTCTTGATTTTTAACAGTCACTTCGTGTTCATCTGCTTGTGTGATATAACCACTTTTCAATGATGTTTTGTTACCACAGATATGACAGTAATTAGGCACTTCATGATCTTGTTTTGGCAATACTAGTATTTCACCACACTTTTCGCATACATTTACAAAACATGGTATTCTTTTTTCTTTAATCATTTTCTATTCCCCCTATTCATTTATAATCTCACTAATTTCACCTTGAACTCTCCAGTACTCTCCATAAATAAGTTCTGCCAGTTCTACTGTTGTAATAGGTCTTTTTTCACCTGTTGAATCGTCTAATGTTGTATATTTAGCTGCTTCAAGAATATACTCACCAAATTCATTTGCTAGAGCTTCAATAGCTTTCTTGTTTTCTTCATCAATATCACGCTTAATAACCTCAATAATTTCTTGCCTACGTTCATCCTCTGATAAATTGCACTCATTTAGGCTTATAAAATTACACTCAACGGCTTTCTCTACTACTTTTTCAATCATTTCTCTTTTCATTTCTATGCCCTCATTTCTCTGTTCTCTAAAAATTTACCTATAAAGTAAGCTTGTCCTTTTGGTGTTACATATGTAGTAAAATTGGTATGAAAGTTTCCTTCTTTATCTGGACTAGTTCTCTCTACTAGCTCCAAAACCTTTAAATTGATAGCTTTTTGAGTAGCTTTACATGAAAACTTTTCTACAAACTCTTTCTCTCGTAGCCATTTATACAGCCTTTGTTCGCCTATCTGTATTCCGTTTTGAGATATTAACCTAGCAAGCTCACGAACTAATATAGAATTCTTAGAAGCTGTTATGGCATTTGCAAAGGCTACTTTCGGTTCTTGTTCTTCTAGCAGCTTTCTATTTTTAGCATTTTCAAGCTCAATAACCTTTTTCTCCTCTTGTTCTTTAATCCATGCCTTAGCACGTTCCACCGGATCATCAATCATATATGAGTCTTTCTTAAGTGTTTTGTTTTCTTTCTCTAGCTTTTCTATGTACTGCACTGTCTTGTATCTAACTACTGCTGATTCTTTATTTAGCATTTGAAGAACACCAGCTTTATTCATGGAGTAGCAAGGTCTTTCTTGATTTTGCTTGTCTGAATATGACCCGGGGGAAAAATTTCCTTGGGCTATCCCAGCTTGATTTAAAGTTTCAATTTCTTTTCTGATAGATTTCATTAAATCGCTGTGTTCTTTTTCGGATGTATTACCCTCTTCTGCTCTAAATCTGTTAATCATTTCTACTAACTTAACGCTAGTAATTCTTACATCGTTGCTATCTGAACCAACTAAAACAACTTCTGTTTGATCTCCTTGTGCTAATGCACTACTCATTTGATAATTCATCTTTAGTACCTCCTTTTTTACCTAATCAAATTTTGTTGTTTGTTTTGTCTTTTGTACTTTGGAATTAAATATTTATCCCTCTTTTTCTTGCGTTTATAACAATGTTCCAAGCTGCACGCATAATATCATCCTTTACTTGCTTCTTACCTTCTTCTGTTTTTAGAATGTAATCATCACAAATATATGTTTTCCCTCCACCTTCCGTGTAAGTTGCAACAACGTGACCATCAACTTTGTTCATAATCTGCCCCCTTAACACATACATAGTTAAATGTATTCGTGTCGTATTTTGTCCTATTCTTATTTCTTATCAAACAATGTTGTTTGTGAGTTCAATAAATTAATCTCTTGTATTAGCACTGTTGGTGCTTTGTATTCGTCAACAATCTGTTTAGCAACATCAAACTGGCTACGCTTGATTGCTTCGTACTTCTCAACACCAAATTCTCTTCTTAACTGTTTTTGAATATCTGAATAAACCTTTCCTCTAAGAGAATTGTCATTGTAAGCATTTGACTTGTATCCACCCAAAACCTTTGTTCCTGTTTTCTTTACTAATGATTGAATTTCCTTACATTCAACATTGAATAGTGGCATATTGTCTTTTAGGTCTGCTACTTCTGCCTTGACTTCTTGAATTTCTTGACTATGTTCCTCTAATGCTCGATAATGCATTCTAAGTTCTTCCATTGCTGAGGTTGGCTTTTGCCCAGTTGAATATGTACCTGTCTTTCTGATGGATGTTAAGACTACATCCGTAACCCAATCTTGAAAACGTTCTGCTTCTTCTTTGTGTGATTTAAATATTAGTTTGTAAACTCCGCTTTCTGTTAAGAAGTTCTCTCCTGCGTTGTTTAATTTTCGGATGTCGGTTTTGCCGATATCTGAATTTTTGAGTTTAATTACTTGGTTTTCATTCATTCTGCTAATATTATCATTAACATTTTTAATTCCTAAACACTCGGCTACGTGCTTTGGATTAAATAAAACCTTGCCTTGAAATTCAAACACTTCTACTTGCTTACCTTCAAAAATCATTAGTTCTTGCATTTTTCAACCTCCTTGTGTGATTTTAAATCACTTCTTGATTAAAAAAAATTTCATCCTTGTTTTTTAAGTCTAATATTTCGGCTAACTTTGCAATCTCACTAGCTTTAAACTCTGTTATGTTATTAATTTTTTTGTATAACCCCATTTCTGATAAACCAAGCATTTCTGCTAATTTTCGCTTTGTTATGCCAGCTCTTTTAATTGCAATCTCTAGTTCTAATGTATTCGTCATAGTTCTCACCCCTTTCTTAAAATTCGTGATTTTTAATCACACCAAAATAGTACAATATTCGTGATTATAAGTCAACAGTTTTTTTATAAAAAATATATTTTTGTTGATTTTAATTACACATAATGTTATTATAGTATAAACAAAAGTTTATATATGGAGGTAAAACAAATGAGCCTTTATACACGAATAAAGGAAAGAAGAGAAGCTTTGGGCTTATCTCAAGATGAATTAGCATTGAAATTAAATTATAAGTCACGTTCAACTATTGCAAAAATAGAATCAGGTGCAAATGACATACCGCAATCAAAAATAAAGGCATTTGCAGAAGCATTGAATACTACTACATCTTATTTAATGGGATGGGATAGTGAAGAAGAACAACTTCCAACTATTACAGAAAAAGAAAAGGAACTGCTTACTAACTACAATAAATTAAATGATTTAGGGAAGGATGAAGCTGTCAAGCGTGTATCTGAATTAACTGAACTACCTAAATACTGCAACGTAGTTGAATTACCTAATAAGAAAGATGTTAAAGAAGATAAAAGTTATTTAGAGCCTTTCGCTGCTCATAATGATTATGCTGATAATGAAGAAGAACTTGCACTCATAAGAGAAGATGAAAAGCTATTTGATACATTTGACTAGGGGGATTACTATTGTACGCATACGAAGAAATGTTAGATATTGCATACAATGAGGGTTTTTCTGTAAAGGAAATGAAGTTAAAATCTCATTCTAAAGGATTGTGTAAGGGTAGAAAGATAATAATTAACAAAGCGATTCTAGATACTACTATTCAAAAGCGTTGTGTATTGGGTGAAGAGCGCTGGCATGGTAAAAAAACTGTGGGCGATATTTCAAACCAAACTAAGGTTGAAAACGTTAAGCAAGAACGATTTGCTCGTGGATGTGGTTATTGTGAATTAATGCACCCAGATAAAATTGTAAAGGCATTATTGAATTACTGCACAACTCTTCAAGATATGTGCGAATACTTATATGTAACAGAAAAATATTTTTACGAAGCTATTGCATATTATAAGCAAAAATACGGTCTATATTACAGATGCAAAGACTATACGCTATATTTTGAGCCTTTATCTGTGGTAGGTTCTTCTGCCACGGAATAGGCTTTTTAAAAAAATGTTAGGATGTGAGAATATTGCAATACTGCATATATTTAAGAAAATCTAGGGCTGACATAGAAGCCGAAGCTCATGGTGAAGGAGAAACTTTGGCAAGACATGAGCACGCTTTAATTGAGTTGGCACAACGTCAAAACTTAAATGTAACTCAAATATACAGAGAAATTGTTTCCGGTGAAACGATATCAACTAGACCAGTAATTCAGCATCTACTTAAAGAAGTTGAATGTGGAATATGGGATGGAGTTTTAGTTATGGAAGTGGAACGTCTTGCAAGAGGTGATACATCTGACCAAGGAACTATCTCAAAGACTTTTAAATACTCAGAAACAAAAATAATTACTCCTTCTAAGACTTATGATCCATTAAATGAGTTTGATGAAGAGTATTTTGAGTTTGGACTATTTATGAGTCGTAGGGAATACAAAACGATTAATCGTCGACTACAAGCTGGACGTTTAGCATCAATAAAAGAGGGGAAATATGTCGGGAATACTGCTCCTTTTGGGTACACTCGATACAAACTAGAGAATCAAAAGGGATACTCTTTAAAACCTAATTCAGACTCTGATACTGTTAAACTTATATTTGACTTGTTCACACATGGTAAGAAAAATGCAGATGGCACATTTACACGTTTAGGTGTATCTCTTATAGTTAGATACCTTAATGATCTGCATATAAAACCTCAAAAAAATAGTGATTGGACTCCTTCGTCAGTTCGAGGAATACTTGAAAATCCTGTATATATAGGGAAAATTGTATGGAACAGAAGGAAAACAGTAAAAAAGATGGTTGATGGAGAAAGGAAAATTAGTCGTCCACGCTCTAATCCTGATATTTATGACGGATTACATGAGCCAATTATAGACAATGAAACATGGGAATTGACTAAAAAGCTACTAGTGCAAAATAAAATGGCACCAGTTCCCTCAAAAAAAGTGATTGCTAATCCGTTATCTGGACTAATTAAGTGTGGAAAATGTGGGCGTACAATGATTCGCAGACCATACGGTGCTAAATATCCAGACACATTGATGTGTCCTAGTACTGCTTGCACAACTGTTAGTACTCAACTAAGTGTTGTCGAAAAAAGAGTACTGATTGCTTTAGAAAAATGGGTAAATGATTTTAAACTTGAATGGGAATCAAAAGTTAAAGGTGAAAATAATAACTTGCAGATAAAAGAAAAAAGAAAGGCTGTCACTAAATTAGAGTCTGAGTTGAACGCACTTAATACGCAAATGAATAGTCTATATACTTTTTTAGAGCGTGGGATATATACTACTGAAGTATTTTTGGAACGTTCAAGAGTTATAAACGAATCTATCAATAGTGTAAAAAATGCTTATGAATTATTAAAAAGTGAATTAGAACAAGATTTACAAGCAAATGAGCATACACATAACTTAATTCCAAATATAGAAAATGTTATAAGTCTTTATCGTGTTGCAGAGACACCCGCAGAGAAAAATGCTTTACTAAAGAGTATATTAAGCAAAGTCGTATATACAAAAGAAACTAGTGGTAGATGGCACTCAAGCCCTGAAGACTTTGAACTTCATGTATTCCCTAAGATTGATTAATTATAGTACGATTAACCTACAACATTACGGAACAGAAGAACTAGCTCATATGGAAATGATTAGCGCTATGGTTTATCAACTCACCAAAGATTTAACACCTGAAGAAGTGCAAGCATCTGGTTTTGCACCTTATTATATCGATCATACAACAGGTGTCTATCCTGTAGCTGCATCTGGTACGCCTTATAGCGTTATGACTTTTCAATCCAAAGGCGATGCCATTACGGATTTACATGAAGATTTAGCAGCAGAACAAAAAGCAAGAACAACTTATGATAACTTACTTCGTTTAATCAAAGATCCAGAAATCTGTGACCCACTTAGATTTTTACGTTCTAGAGAAATCACCCACTATCAACGTTTTGGCGAAGCGCTAAGACTTATGCAAGAAGAATTAGACAGCAAAAACTTTTATGCTTTTAATCCTGAATTTGATAAAAAGCCTTGTAAATAATCTGTTTGATATGTATTGAACTCGATTGTCTTACCTTTTTCTTTGGTTTTGAACATAGCTTAGTCCTTTCATGAGCTTATCTTTGGCAGTGAGTAGCTACTAGGTTTTAGAAGACCATGATTAAAAGGCATCAAGCAGAGCCCCTAAGCTACTTGATGCCTTTCTTTTTGTTCTTGATCAGATTGTGTTCTTATCTCTTTTTAGGTTTAAAGAGATAATTAATAAATAGCATTATATGTACCTCAATCATTGATTGCTTCTATACCAAGCTTTTCTATTTTCCTAAGATTCTCACGCATATTTTGAAGTAACGCTTCAGAATGGCCTTCCCAATTCAAAACTTCTCCAATTACTCGCAGTGGCTCTCTCGTACGATAGGACCTAGTAGGATTTCCTGGAAACTTCTTATCTGTTAAATTGGGATCATCCTCCTATTTACATAGTACAAAGTAATCATTGTATTTTGTACCATCATGCCCTACTAATTGCTCGCTTGATAAAACAAAATTCATTTTTAGCAATGCCTTTTTCCTCTCGCCTGCTTCTGGTATCACTTTTGTTGCTACTTTGTCACATGTGAACATTTCAAATGCTGGTGGAACAATGAGTGATAAGATACGCTCCATTTCACTTGCAGTCTCATAATCACTTCTAAGATCGAGACGCAACAAACCACATTCAGTAAAATAATCCTCAGCGTTGCTATGAAATAATTCAATTGTCCCAATCACTTCTGCTTTGCATTTGTCTATAATCGACCAACGTACAAAGCCTTTTTTTTGATATTCCCCTTGCCAGGCTGTAATAACGTTTTGCATTGTTTCCAAGGACGTAAAGTAAAAATCACCGAAACAACCATCGCAATTAAATAAGGGAACTGCTTTTTTATCTGAATATACCTTTAATAAATCCTGCGCATCATTTGCTGAAAGGAATCGCAATAAAAAGCGTTCATTTTCAAATTGAGGGCATACTTCATAAACATCTTTCATTTCCTTTTCTCCTCCACAAATTCAAGATTATCCACTAATCAACTCTCTATTTATATCATCAAAACTTTGTCCCCTTTGCTCATTTTTATACCTTAAATTTGTTGCCACAATTCTTGCATACCCAGTACTGCTCATTAGTCGTTTTACCCGTACCACAAAGTCCTAGAAATCCACATAAGCATAATTTCCAAAGCTTAGTTCCTTTAGAGTGTACCTCATTAATTACAGTTAAATCTTCACTTGTACATCTCGGACAATTCAT